TTGGATATGTAGATACTGATCCTGATACTGGGAATCGGCAGCCTTTTGTTGAGATGTGTAAATGCGAACATGAATGGGCAGCTAATTGGATTGTGAGCACTTTGACCCGGGATCTTGCTGAACATTCAGACGAACCTAACCGAGAAATAAAAATAAAGCATGAAAATTCTTAGACCCGAAGTCGCATCTTCTCTTATAACGAATGGTGGAATTGACGATATGATTGACAATTTAGTAAAACACCTTTATAATATTACTGATGCGGAATACGACTTTATTATCGGGTGTGCATCAGATCTTGAGCTTGATGTCTTTGTGTCGGCACTTGGAACAGATGATGGGTCTGCTGATTTTAAAACTCGACGTCAAGCCGTCTTGATTAGGGATAAATATTTGGCTGAATTTAATCAGGATTCTGAAACCGTTTAGAGTTTTCAAGTATAAAATCAATATGAAAATCACTTTAATCTCAGATACCCACGGCAAGCATAAACAGATTGAAAAGGATCTTCCGGGTGGAGACCTTATCATTCACGCTGGCGACTTTATGAACTCAGGATACGATGAAACCGAAGCCTTTCAATTCTTAAGCTGGTTCGATCAATTAGAAGGATACGACACCAAAGTATTTATTGCAGGTAACCATGATCGTCTATTTGAAATTGACCAGGAGTGGGCAACCGGTATCATCACTGGCTACAAAAATATCGACTACTTGATCGATGAAAGAATGGAGACGTGGGATCAGGAAGACCAGCAAGTAGCATTCTATGGATCTCCTTGGCAGCCTGAGTTCTACAACTGGGCATTCAATCTTCCAAGAAATGGAGAAGAGATGAAAGGCAAATGGGACGCAATTCCTTCCGATACCGATATTCTTATAACTCATGGCCCTCCATTTGGACATCTGGATACACCAGGTGGACAGAATATTCAAGTAGGATGTGAAATGTTAAGATACCGAGTGGATGAAATCAGGCCAAAGATACACGTGTTTGGTCATATCCATGGAGGACATGGATATTATTTTAACGGCCATACTCACTTTTTCAATGCCTCTGTCTTGAATGAAAGATATCAGTATGCCAATTTACCCTTCAGTTTTGAATGGGATCCGATTACTAACGAAATCACCTTTAATAACTAAATCATGAAAGAAACATTAACACTGGCCCAAGCTCAGGAGAAATACGGAAAGTCGGAGGGAGCACCGTTTCAAAGATTACACAAGATCTTTGATGTAGCGATAGACGGAAAACTATATCCAGTATATTCCATTCCTGGATACGAGCATGAACTTGGAAAATCTAACGGGTGCCCAGATACCTGGTGGTTAGATTGGTCAGACTATGAAGCTCATTCCGATGAGGATGGAGATATTCACGAACCGTACATAAGAGAGCTGATTCCTTATATAGATAAAGGAGCTCATAGAATATGCTGGGAAATCCGATATCGTCAATACAACATCATGAAGTATAAATGGGATGAATGGGATATGAGAAATGGAGGAAAATGTGAGATGTATGCAAACGGAAAATTGGTATACTCATTCTTTTCTAGAGAAATAGGATATGCTCTTTCCAGAGCCCAATCTTTGGAGACAATTCTAATAGAACATCCGTTTGATTTCTTAAACCAAGAAAGTATGAACGGCAGAAAGATCTGGTACTATGGCTTGCCTGCAACTGTTAGACTCAATGATTCTTATCCCGGAGAAATAGGAATAGTTCCTGATTATTCTTATATTGATAAAAAAGATTGGTGGGATGAATTAAAAAGGAAGAAAGAAAGGATAACTCCTAAGGATCATAGAAAAGATGAAGATGATATATTGGATGAAGATGAATTCAATGAAGATATGAGAATGGACACATGGATCAATCACGGAGATGCCCTTTGGGATGGAATGATAGGATGGTTTAGAGATTAAAAATAAATGACTAATTGGGATAAATTAAATAAAGAACTAGATTCTGCTTTAGATTCAATGTCTAAAGAGGATTGGGTAAATTGGAAAAATAAAAATAACAAGATGAATTACACAAATCCAAACGATCCTGATTATCAGGACGAACCTGAAGACTGGTTAAACTCGGCTCTAATTTTCGCTCGAGCTCTTTCTTTAATTTTAAATGAAAAAGAAGGTATAGTGGTAGACATTAAAGGAGATGTACAATTTCAAATGGATCCAGAAGTAAAACGGGTCATAGTATTCAAAGAGGATCGAATGATCAGAATCATAGAATGCCATGCCGACTTAGAAGAAGGACAATATGTAAAACTTGAAGCTGAATCCTAATTAAAATGCAGACTGATTTAAGTATTATAATTCATGAGAAGAGGAAATTGATTTCAGAAATCACAGTTTCTCCTCTAGGATTCTTGATGTTAAAACTGGATAATTTAGATGGAACTTATTCCACCTATAATTGCGGAAAGTACAATGAATCTGATAATTTATTCATAGATATATTAATGCATACCCAAAATGAAACAAGTTTTTTTAATAGACATTGATGGCACAATATGTGAAGACATCAAGAACGAGGATTCACATCTCTATATCGCGGCAGAGCCTATTCCTGGAGCCAAAGAAATGATTGATAAATGGTTTAGAGAAGGAAATACGATTACCTTTTTTACGGCAAGAGAGGAAAAGGATCGTAGAGTTACTGAAGCCTGGCTAGGAGCTTATGGATTTAAATATCACAAGCTGATAATGGATAAGCCCAGGATCCAAGACGGTCAAGAGTATGTATGGATTGACAATCGAAAAGTTAGAGCAATAACTTATAACGGTGTATGGTCGGAACTGGTTGAAACTGAAGCCAAAATAAAAGTTTTTGAGAATTAAAACCTTATTCCTCAATCAGGTATAAAATATTAAAATAAGTTCATTTAAACATGAAATTAATATATTCTATCACCTCTATTCTTATTCTAGCATCTTGTAGTTCAGCCAGACCTGTTATATGTACAGATAGAAAGGAAGTAACCTTAACTTGGAAAGATTCAAAATCTGAATCTATCGATGTGTATATTGAAAATTCATTATCAATTCCTAATATTCCATGTAAAGGAGAAACCCGATTTACCATGTACGATGCTTCTCCTGGAGATTATACGTTCGTGTTTAAATCAGATGGAAAAGTGATTGAAAAGAAGAGAATTATCGTAGTCGATAAATAATAAAAATAAGTCTGGGGAGCCAAACTTACGTTTGCATCGGGTCCAAGCCCTTGAGTGTTTAAGTAACACGAAGATGTAAGCTTAATTAAAAAAACCAGAAAATTATGTACAATGCAACATGCTTTGACCCTACTGCTCACATTGCAGTAAACAGAAATCGCCTTAAAAAATACGGCGAAACAGTCTATCTAAAGAGCGGAACTCATTTTGAGATCGAGCTCTTTAATCCCAAAACAACAAAGGTCCTTGCTAAGATCTACCTCGATGGAGTCTCAATCTCCGATGCAGGAATAGTGATCAAACCAGGACAAAGAGCCTTCCTAGAGAGATGGATCGATGAACCTAAAAAGTTCTTATTTGAGACCTATGAAGTTGATAAAACCTACAAGCTAGTCGCGGAAGCAATTAAACTCAATGGCCGAGTACGAGTCGAGTTTTATGATCAAGTGATTCCATCATCGAGTTTGACGGTTTTTCCAATTAACTCAACATGGACGTATGATCCTATGAGTCAACCGGTTTATGGAGGAACAACTCAAAACCAAATTTATTTTACGTCGTCGGTCGGAGGATCTAATGATATCATTGGACAGAATAGTTCAATCAATGCAAATCTAAACATGAATTTCATGGAGACAGGTCGCTCTGAAAAGGGAGAAAGATCCGACCAAGGATTCACGACTGATGATTCTTCCTTCAATGGGTGGACCTGTAATACAGTTCACTTGCAGATCTTACCAGAATCTCAAAAACCAGTAGAAGTAAAAGAGATCAGAAACTACTGCACTGATTGTGGATCTCGTCTTAAAAAATCAAGTTGGAAGTTCTGTCCATCGTGCGGAACTAAGATTTAAAACAAGGGTGGCTCCCCGGATTTTTAATCATATAAGATAGCAAAAGGAGTTTTTTGTTCGTCTACTAATATCTGAAGTATATAAATTTTGCGATCCTTATCATCTGTTATGTAACCAGGAGAGAGTGAAAGCGCTCTTTTTCTAGCTTCTGATACATAAGTTTGAACTTGAGAATTGGCATCCTCTGCTAATCCAAATGGATCCATTTCAAATTCAAATAGGTATTTTTCTATATCTAATCCAAAATTAAGTTCGCCTAAAACTTCTCCTTTTTTAGTTAAAAGCGTTAATTTAACTTGATTGATCGCGGCTTCTAAGTCATTATATACTTCCGCTTGATCTGGAACAAAATCCGGATCTAGATCATCTACCATATAAAAATCTCTAATGTTTCCCATATTATGCCCAAGGGTTTATATTTATTCCAAGCTCTCTTAAAGTCTTCATAGCATCCTGTTCTTCAGCAGAAAGCGGGCTCATCTGACTTTCAGTCTTGATTTTTCCTTCCTCTTTAAGCCGATCAAAATGTCTAATCAACGCAGTATCAGTTAGCACCCATCTGCCAATATCATTCCTTTTACAATATTGAGTAAGTATCCCAAGCCTTGATCTTCCCATTCCTTGTAAGAACGTTGCGTATCTTCCTCTGTGCTCAGTCGCCTGATACTTTTCTCCTAAAACATCTTCGATCATGTATTTTAAAATATCGCTATACGACCTTCCGTGATCTTCTGAAGCATATATGTATTTTAAGATTTTATATTTTAAAGTGTCTCCACTTATTCTTACTCGAGAAGGTCCAGTTAATCTAAAATCAACTGGATCAGTTTTGACCCATTTCTCTTCTGATTCTGCTATAAACTGAGTAAAAGATCTGGCTTTCATATTTATTATTTATTATTGACGATGCATCCACATCCAGTCGGTGGTATTTTCTCCTTTCATCATAGTATTAACAGCTTCCATCTCTTTTTCAGCGGTTGCAACAATGCTTTGATAATTTAAGGTGATGTCTCCAGGTAATTGATAATTAAAGGTCTGTAGCATATGAGCCAGTCTTACTTTAGCATGGGCTCTCACATATCTTTGAAACATCTCATCTTCGTATAATTTATCCCGGTCTATCTTTTTAAGTATCTTCGCTACTGCGTTCACTCTAGGGGTTCTTCCTACCACTCCTAAGAGATTGGTATTTCTATTGTAGTCATATGCAATAGTATCTAAGATAAGCCCTCGGGTTAAATCTAGGAATGAAAATATTACGGTTCGATACATGATCGACTCTCCCATGAATGGAGTCAAATAGACTTCGGATCCGATGAACTTGCTCTCAGCAAAATCCCGGTCCATTGTGGCAAAGATAGAGGCGCCTTTTGCCTCTTTTAGATCAGTTACGAACTGTACGCATTCAGGCAATTGTATCTGTCTGAATTTTTTAAACTGAGGATTATCAAAGAGTTCAACTGGTAATAGAAGATATCGGGGTTCAACTGCATGTCTCCAGTTATCGTAGAAAAATCTGGAATCTATCTCCAGGATCCTCTTTAACTCTTTCTCAGGCAGCGAATAGGGAAGGGCTCCAGAAAAGGTAACCTCATCATTTATGTCCTGTATCAATTCTAACTCGGTCATCTCTTTAATTATTTTATAATTCCGCTCTGCTGAATCCCATTTTACCTAGATCCATTGAATAGCTATCCTTCTTCTCTTTATTCATCGATCTAAGAGCACGCTGATTCTTTTTATTGGATCGGTCATCGTGCTTGTTTGCACGCTCAATGCTTTCTCTTGCCCATCCTCTGATATCTTGAACTTTCATCTTTTTCTTCCAATCACTATGAAAGAGTAGATTAATCGCTCTAGCAATATCTACTTCTTGAACGTTTCCGATCTTAACACTTGAATCTGAATAACGATAAGGGTTTCTTGCCCGCTTTTCATTTGCCAATTCCTGTGCGATTGCAAGTATCTGGCTGTGAATGTTTGCAACTGCTCCTCTTACCATGCCTGCAAAATTAGTAGGATAAACCACTTTTTGCTCGGTCTCATTCAGAGAAAATTGATCATATGTAGATAAGTACTTCAAAATTATTGTTCTTCCGCGGTTAAAGGCTCAGCCGTTTTTACTGCATTTTTAGCCTCTTCTTCCGCCTTTATTTGTTCTTCTTTGAGCTTAACTGCATTCTCAAGGGATATAACCTTAGTATTAAGTTCATTCTTTTTCTGAACAAGATCATTTTCCATCTTGTTGATAGAAGATCTTAAGAGTCTAATCTCATCTTGTTGATTCTTGAACTGAGGATCGTCGCCTCCTAAAGTTAGTCCAGTGTCTTGTTCTTCAATTTTTCGAGTCTTAACTGCTTTACCTGCATCATTGTTAAAACTCTTAAACGATTTAACGTATCCCATTTTTCTTGGTTTTTTTCTTTTTATTAAAATCTTTATATTTTAAAATAGATCTTTTTTTCTTTTTCTTCTCTTCAGGATTAGCTCCATAATATCCTCCAGACATAAACGGAGAATTGTTCCAATGCTTAGGAACAGATGATGCTCTTCCAGTATTGATCAGACTTGGGACCGGATTTGCAACGTCAGGCTCATTTAACTGCCCTACTGGCTTTCTAACGATTGTTATTGCGCCAAATGATTCGGTCACGAACTGATCAAAATTAAATAGATTCATTAGAAATTAAAATTTTCTAAATCGTCGTCTGTTGTAGAATCAGTTGACGCGAAATCAACCGCTGGCATTTCTGAGTCTGCAGCTGCGGCCATTGAATTAGCTGCCTGGTCTTCTGGACTAATTTGAGTTGAGCTAGTTACTGTAGGTTCCATTGCTGTTCCAGTCGGAACGTCTGAAGCCGGTGCAACATATCCAGTTCCAGCTAAAACATCTCCCGTCACTTTAGTTAAAAGAGTTCCAAGACTTTCATAGTCAGTGCTACTCATTGAATCCATAGATTCCATCTTGTCTAAAAGATCACCAACCGTCATGCTTAAGAGTTCAGGTGGATAGTTATTCATCGTATCCTGCATCTCATATATTCTTCCAATCTTCTTAAAGTTTTTCATAATTTATGCTTTTATTTTATTTATTCTTAAAACTCAATAAATTATTCTAGTATAATAGTAAAAAATCAATAAATGGAACAAGACATTAAAAAATATCTTGATAATCTAGAAAGAGAGACCCTTGATAAATTAGAGCAGATTAAATATAATGTTTCAAGATTGCCTTATAAAGATCCAAGAGTTAGAATTTCAATCTTAAATCTGGTCAATGAGGAATTGGGAGATGTTTTATTAAATTGGGAAGATCAAAATGTTCCAGACTTTGACTTTAATGATGATTTAGACTAATGAAAAAGAGCATAATAGACTGGGACTTGCATCAAATGCTGATGTCTAAAAAGAAAACTTTCACCTTCTGTATAGGAATAGGATTAAATCAATTTTTTCCTGAGTATATTACTCTAGAATTTAAAAAGGCGAATCAAGTAGAGGAAATAATTTCCTATTCTGATTTTATCAGTAAATATGGAGAATTAAAATCAAAAAGAAGTAAATAATAAAAAAATTAAAATGAAAAAGATAATTATTCTTATTATTATATCTTCGATATTAATTTCCTGTAAATCTTCTAAGGCCGGATGCGATGCTTATGGATCGGTAAAGTCTCAAGAAAACCAAGTAACGGATTTTTGTATAATAAATTATGATAATAGCAGTAGATTTTGACGGAACCTGCGTGACTCATGATTTTCCTCATGTAGGAAAAGATATCGGAGCAGTTCCAGTATTAAAAGAATTAGTAGAAGCAGGCAATCAATTGATTCTGTGGACGATGAGAGACGAAAAGTATTTAGCTGCCGCTCTTAGATGGTGCTCAGAAAATGAGATTCGCCTCTATTCATATCAAAGAAATCCAACTCAGGATCGATGGACCAGATCTCCAAAATGCTATGCTGAGCTCTATATTGATGATGCTGCATTAGGATGCCCTCTGAAGATTGATCCTAAATTATCAGACCGTCCATTTGTAGATTGGGAACAAGTAAGAGAAGAACTTGTAAACATTGGAGCTCTATGACCTATGCTAATTTTATCGAACTGATGCTCACTTATAAGAAGTTAAATGAGGATCTATCTGAACTCTATAATATGGGGTTCGACCTGATGGAGGGCAAATATAAAGTATCTGAATTGACTTCTAAACTCTTTCTCAGTTCTTTTAAATCACATTATACTGAGGCTGGGATCGAATGGATCGACTGGTTTATCTGGGAAAATGATTGGGGACAACGTGACTGGTCTAAAATCAGAACTTTTGATCCTGCAACTGGCAAAATTCAGGATAGAGGGGACCTGGATCCTCTAGGCAATTACGGTGCAAAGGACGAGAATGGCAATCCAATATGCTATTCTCATGAAACCCTTTGGGAACATCTTCAAGCAAACCACTTAATTAAAAATAACCTATAAATTATGGTACTAAAAAAAGGAAGCAAGGGTCCAGCTGTCGTAACCCTTCAAGAGTTTTTAAAAATCACAGCAGATGGGGATTTCGGTCCTAAAACTGAATCAGCAGTAAAAAGCTATCAGAAAAAACACGGTTTAACGGTAGATGGTGTGGTAGGTCCTAGAACATGGGCCCACATGGGAATACTAAACACTGACAATTCAGAAAACATTGAAGTTGGAAGTGCCCTTCAGATTAAAAAGCACTACATGCCTCCTGGAACCTATTTCGCAGGGCCTGTTAAAAAGCAATGGATCTTCTTACATCACACTGCAGGTTGGGAAAATCCTTATCAAGTAGCTGATATGTGGGCCAGAGACAGTCGCGGTAATGTCGCTACTGAATTTATATTAGGAGGACCTTCAGTTAGAAACGGAGATACTAAATTCGACGGAGATCTGGTTCAATGTTTTCCAGAAGGAGGATACGGCTGGCATACTGGAACTGGAAACTCAGTAATGCATCGAAACTCAGTAGCAATCGAAGTCTGTAACATGGGTCAAATTGTTAACGGTAAGACCTACGTAAACAGTCCAGCAGATCCTAATCAGGTAGTAAAATTAGCAAAGCCTTTCAGAGGATTCCAGTCTTGGCACCGATATTCAGACGAGCAGATCCGAGTTTTAAAGAATTGGATTCTATACTGTGCTAACAAGTACAACATCGATCCTAGAGTAGGTTTAATAGAATATGTAAGAGCTAAAGGTGCTGATGGTTTTGATGTATTGGATCTAGCTAGAGCTGAAAAAACTCCAGGAATGTATTCTCATACTAATGTTATCAGAGGTAAAGTGGATATGTTTCCTCAACAGGAGTTAATCGATATGTTATTATCAATCTAAATTATATGAAACGTCTAGTATTTTTAATTGGAATGTTAGGATCCACCTGCTTTTCTCAAAGCATAGAGACTAATATTTCACTCTCTTCGGAAAATAGAGATACTCTGTGGCTAATTAATGATGACCTGGGAAAGTCTATAGCCTTGTCATGGGAAATTGGAATGCAGAGTTCACATCCAAAACCGGTAATTATATTGGTAGATAATCTGCCTTATAGAAGAAGAAAAAAAAGGGATCATTAGATCCCTTTTTTATTTTCCCTGTCCTTTATAGAACTTGGTATAATTCTTACTTGACTTTAATTTTGAACTTTTAGACTTGGCATGAACTCCAGGTCTTTTCTTTTTGGTGCTGATTTTGATCTGAGAAACCGAAGATCCTATTTTTACTTTTGCCATCTAATTATATTTTTTTAATTATATATTAGATTTTAATTGATGATTCCCCTCTTTTTTGCTTGATTTTTTAAGAAAGATTTAACAGTTTTAGGTTCCTCCTTTTTAGGTTTTCCAGTTCTTTCTATTTGTGAATCTACACTTGGACCTGGATCCTCTTCTGTCTCACCTGATCCACGTTTGTTTTTTCCTTTTTTTCCAACCATCGTAAAGTCTGAAAAATCCTTAGTATCATCCGTCTTTTGAATTTTAGATTTATCTTCTTTCTTTTCTTCTTTAGGTTTCGGACTCTCTCCTAGTTTAATGCCATCACACATTGCAATGATTTTATCCAGTTCTGCGATTATTTCTCCAATCTTTTTCTTATCTATATCTAAAGCAGTCTTGAGCTTCCGATATTCGCTATTCTGTTTGCCTCCTTTGGTATTCGCTTTATAATATTGATTAGCGTATATTTTAGTATCGTTTCCATTTTCTGCGGTAGGATTTATTTTAGAATCTAAATATTTTCTCTTTACCTTCCAAAATTCTGTATACTTTAAATCACATGCAAGCTTATCTGGCATTTGTTCTAGAGTCTTGCTTAATCCTTCTACACTTTTGACTAGTCTCTTTTCAGAGAGTTCATTGTATTCCTTGATTAATTCTTCAATTGATAGTCTAATTGGTGCGATTCCACTTATAATTTGATTGTATTCAGCTTCTCCAAATTTTTCAGATTTGGCAACTGATTTTCCGATTCCTTCGACATATCTTGAAATATCATTGATCCAATCCCTGGCCTTTTCTCCTTTATATGTTTTAGTTAACTTAACTTTATAGGAATTATCAGATAATTCAACTATTTTTACAGTTGGATATCCTGCTACATTGAAAGTCTTAGCAAATCCTTCGTATTCTTTTATCAAATCGATTTTAGATTTAGCAGCTTCATCTGACGGAATTGTTGCAACATACGGAATAACATCAACACCTACCCATTCTTTGAATTCTGGCGTTTTAAATAATTCGTTTTCCATCCTTTTACATGCTTCGCAAGAATCTCCAGATGTAAAATACGCTAATATAAATTTTTTCCTATCAACGGCCAGTTTCTGTTTGACTCCTGCCATGCTATCGTACCAGCCTAACCCAGATAAATTGCTAGGAACATTGCTCTGTCCTATCCCTTTAATTGGATCCGCCTCCTTTTTTTCAGTCTTTTTACTTATTTCATCTAAATAAACTTTACCGTATTGATTCCATGCCTTTTCAGTGTTTCCTCCTTTTGTCATTACTCCGTCTACTCCGTCCCCTTTAGGTCCGCTTTTCCCTAGTATTGTTGTATCGTTTTTAGTGTAGACTACCCAGGTTTGAAACGCCTTGATTTCGGCTGCAGTCTTAGGCGGATCTGCGCTTTCATAGATAGAATCGAATCCTGATTTTTTGGATTCATTTACTGATCTCCATTTATTGAAATTTAAAATAGGTCCTGGCATGCTTTGGATTAATATATAGGATTATTTATCTCTCTAATTGTTCAGAATCTACCAATTCTAAGCATAAATTCCAGAGTAGCCAAATAATTTCTAATGAAACCACTCCTAAAATTAAGTATCTAATTGTTTCATTGAACCAAATCATCCAGACCATTCCTAAAATGACAGAGATCATAAACATCATTAAGGTTGCGGCTTTTAAAATCTTCATCCTTTAAATTTTTTATT